GTTTCTTTAGTCAAGTTGATTGTGCTTGTGACACGTCTTAATTCTTGACCGCCACTGCCTGACGCAGGTGATCCTAAACCAGTTTGTTTTTTGTACGATACAACTTTTTTAACGCCTTGAGCAATTGTCATTGTGTAGCCTCTTATGAATAAATATCTGCTGAAAAGTAAATTGATACCGGTATTTTATAAAGCACCCCGTCAATTAAAGCCGGTGCGATTGCTGGTGTCTTGTCAATGATAACAGTTACACCACCACTTGTTAAACTTGTACCACGTTTGAAATGATTAACTAGTAAATCAGCGCGGGTCGCTGCTGTTTTTGCGCCTACATTAGCCGGATAGCAAAGCATTACCTGCATAAATCCTTTTATACGATAATGATTGCCGCCTAATGTTGGATTTAACGTATCGGCAATCAGTAAATTAACCTGCTGATATGCTGTGCCGACTACAGGCGTAAAAGGTACATTTTCCCACGCTGTAGAAAGTGTAGGCGTTAGCGCGTTAAGTTTAGTTTCTAACGCTGTACGGATCTCAACTAGTGCCATTTAACAACCCCTCAAATCGTGCAACGTTTATTCTCACCATGCCGTTAGGTGACTTAGAACTATAGCCATATTCTAATCTTTGAATATACGGCAGATTATTAGTTAAGTACACAACACTTCCAGCTCTGTGTGGAATAGCTCCTTGTATTTGTTCATCCGAGCCTGTTTCTGATTCACCGACAAAAGGCGCACCAATTGTGCATTGCCAATTTCCCCGAGCGCGTCCTGTATCCACTGGTGTGTCTTTTCTGATTCCAGTAAAAACACCAAACGTTGCCATTCTTACTTGATCGTCAATGCGGCAATTAACACGCGCCACAATTTGCGACATTGAACCTGTCATTTTCTTACCTGCATTTCATAAAGCGCGGGCAACTCACCCGACCATATATGACGAACCGCCACCACTTGATAAACTTCACTATCAACGGTTACTTTATCGGCTGGTTGCGGTGTTGGTGCACCTAATGCCGCAATAATTACTTTTCTATCGCCTGCTTGCACAACGCCGCTAATAAAATCTATGCCGTTATAATCTTTGATAACAGCATTATGATTGGTTGACGTTGTTGTACCGCCCGATAACTCGCCTGTTGTTGGATCATAAGTCCCCTCAACAATTGACGTTAGCGTGATTGATTTCCCAAACTTATCAAGCAATTTATCTGCTGTAGAGCGAGCGCGAGCGTCAAGTGTCATGTTCTCACCAACGCGCGGGACATATCATTGCCCTGCTGCTTAAAAAAAACGGATAACATGGCATCGATTTGAGCATAGCGTGTTTGCTGTGGTGAATATTTGTCATATTCAACCTCAATAACATCTACTTTTTCACGAATAACGCCCTGTGTTAAATCCTGCATCAAAATGGCTGTGTAAGATTTCAACGCTAATTCAGCACAAGCATTTTTTACAGTGGTTGGCACAATGTCAAAATCAACGTATTGTGGGAAAACGTTTGCGGAAAGTGAATCAATTAATGGAACATAAAGGCGCGGCCAATCCAGTGATTGTGTCGAGTATCTACGAAAACCTGCGTATTGCAAACGATACTGAGCCACCATATAGTCTGTGGCTTTGCGCAGTAATTGCTCTCTGATTGTATCGCTTGCAATAGCCGCCCATGCTGTGTTTCCAATGTTCGCGTGGTAGGTTGTCGCGTCTGCTACTGAAACGTAGCTTTCAGCGTTTGCCAGTCCAGTGCCATCCTCAACAATTAACACCATTTAGTCCTCCATCCATTCAATCATGCCATAAACACCACTGCCAGAAACCACCGCGTGATCTGCAAAAATAATTAAACCTTCATTTTTTGCTAATATAAAACCCTCATCATTATGATTAAAATCTATTGTTGAGGCGTTACCAGTGAATTTAGAAATAACCGAGCGTTCCATAAAATAAGGCTCTTGGGTAACGCCTGTCATGTCTAAACCCGCTTGATTGCGTAAGCATAGCATTTTGCTAGGTTCGTTTTGGTTATCATATTTTGTTGGAGTTAATTCTGTTCCGCCTGTTGGCGTACCTTTAATGCGAGCAAACGCATAAACCGAATTTCCATTTCCTCCCGCGTCTGCGCTATCTAGCTGAATGTGCATTTTTGTTACGCGTAGTGATGTGTCATCAGTATTAACAAACGCCTGATAAACCGTACCCGCTGTCACGGTGGTTGGTTTTGTTGCTATTTTGCAAACGTAATGCTTCATAAGTCCGCCATAAATAAAGGCGGGGGAACACGAACAGGAACGAACGCGAACCCCCTAGAAAAATTAACCTAGCAACGTAGCAACGTGGTTTGGTTTCCATACTTTTACGCCGTACAAACAACGTACTTCAAGCATAGTTTTCATGTAACCTTTATAGACTGCGATTTCAAATACTAGGCCGCTTGTTGGGTCTTGTACTGTCATCACGTCTACAGCAGAATCACCACCATTAGGCATTGCAGGTGGGCGAATGCCTAACTCAACTGCTGATTTATGGAACGCAACACTTGGTGTGTAATTGTCGCCAATTGTTAACGCATTAGCGTCCGCAATGTTAACTTTTAATCCCGGTGCGCCTAATGTAATTGTGCCAGCAGCAGCAATACCTGCGTTAACAACGTATTTGTTTGTGGTATCGCCTGCAAATGTCACGATGTCACCAGCCAAGACTGTACCGCTACCTGTTTTCAACACAACATCGGTTGAATTAGCAGTGGTCGCGCCATTGGTAACATAAGATGTGCCGCCGCCTTTTGTGTGCGACGTAATACCAGCAGATTCTTTAACCATGATGCCTTGCAAATCAAGCAGCGTGCCTTGACGAAGTAATGCTTCGTTGCCTGCTGTGTTAACTTGTTGCAATTGCGCCAAGTTACGCAATTTAACGCCTGCTGCTGTGTTCATCACTAGGCTGATCTGGTTATCAGTAGGGCAGCCGTTATCAACTAAGATTTGACGCACTTGAGCAATAGTATCGAAGTTAGACGCAAACGGTGTTGTACCTGCTGAACCGACAGCGCGTGAAGAGCCTTTGTAAGCCGCTAAGAATAAATCTGTTTCGATTTTATTGCATAATGCGCGGATAGCTTGGGCGATTTGATCACCGTAAATAGTTTCATATCCAGCACCGTTGTTAACGTGCTTAATATCTTCACCAGTCCACGGAATCTGAACAGACGCGTAAGAATCAAGCGTCATTGTTTTATTATCGACGGTTTGATCTGTACCTTCGGGAATTGTCATTGAAGGAGCGAATGAAGTGTTAACGCTTGGTGTGCGAGTAAATGCCGCACGGATTGTGTCGCCTTTTGCAGCGCGGGTTGTTGCGTCACCGTTAATGGTGGCTGAGGGGATAAAACCAACTAATTCACGACCGACTACGTCAGCCGCTTTGTATATGTCTGCTGCTAGCGAATTTAACACGTTACTCATAATAATTCCTCTTTAATTTGAAGTTTTTTAGCGGCTAATGTCGCTAATCTTGATGCAATGCGCTTTTCAACCCATTCAGGTGATTGCGCTTTACCTTTGTGAGCCACCGACATTTTATCTCTTGTTTCAGCCGATAACACATTTCCTAATGCTCTTGTATTTCCAATTAAACCAGCAGATATTTTTGCTTTTGTTTCATTGTTATATTTTTTACCTAAATTTGCTTTTCTCATATTTTCAATTTGAGATGCAGATTTTTTTTTGCCAATATGTGCTGTGTGCATTTTTAATTTTGTTTCATTACTAAGTATCTTTCCTTTTCCGCCATCAGATATAGCTTTTTTATGCTTATCTGATAGTTTCATTCCTTTTCTGGCAAGACTAATTTTATTTTTTGTTTCGTCTGAGCGTTTTACGCCTATCGCGCTACTTGCTCTAATAGTTGCATTATAGCCTTTATAATACGAATTATAAGCGTCTATAGCTTGTTGTTCATAAAATAATAAATCTTTAGGTTTGCAAATAATAATATGTTGAAATATAAAAGCATCTTCGCCATGCTTATTCCATGAGCGTTGAAGTTTTATTGAATGATGGGCGTTTTTAACTAAAACGTTTTTATGCTTTCGAAAACGTGTTTTAAATGATTTTGCTGAACCGATATAGCATTTACCATTAACAACATTTTGAATTTTATAAATTCCACCAATCATGAAAACTACTCCAGCTAAGTTTAGGAGTAGTTATTATATCATAATTGGATATATCT